GAAGTAATCCGTTTAAACTCAGCGCAAAATCGAAGAAAGTCATGAAGAAGGTTGATCTGATGAGAATACATAATATGAATACTACATTTGGAGGTTCTGGTGATACATATGACCACCATATTATGAATACAATCGAATCAATGATCGAACTGAAAGGCGGCGGCGGCGGCGGCGGCGGCAGCCCAAATGAATGGATGAAGGATTATTATACGCTGAAACTTATGCTTCAAAAATCAGTCATCGGAATTAATGCCCACATCATCGATTTTGCCACCTATATCATCGACGAATTCAAAGACGATGTCAAAATCGGCGATTTTCTTCGTAATGCGTATCGGTTTATCGAACAGAACGAGGCCGTCTTCAAATATGCGGATTTTCAATTATACGAGCACCAAAAAGAACTCTTCACTATCGCGAAACGCCCTGATTCGAAACTTGTATTGTATATCGCGCCAACGGGAACGGGCAAGACGCTTTCGCCGCTGGGGTTGTCGGAGAAATACAAAATCATCTTTGTTTGTGCCGCTCGACACGTCGGATTGGCATTGGCGAAAGCTGCGATTTCCGTAAAAAAACGCATCGCATTCGCATTCGGGTGTAGCAATATAGACGATATCCGTCTTCATTATTATGCGGCGAAGGAGGCAACCCGCGACAAACGCAGCGGCCGTATTCGCAAAGTAGATAACAGCATCGGTGATAATGTTGAAATCATGATTTGCGATATTCGGTCTTACTTGCTCGCCATGCGATACATGATGGCATTTCACCCCCTTGATAATTTATTGATGTATTGGGACGAGCCAACAATATCACTGGACTACAAAGAACATGAAATCCATCCGATTATTCATCGAAACTGGAGCGGCAATCTTATTCCAAATGTCGTGTTGTCGTCGGCTACATTACCGCGCGAGGATGAAATCATGTCGGTGATTCAGGATTTTAAGGTGAAATTCCAGGGCGCTGAAGTCTATAGTGTTGTCAGTCACGATTTCAAGAAGTCAATCCCGATTGTCAATCAGGGCGGATTTATCGAGCTTCCGCATTACATGTTCGGCTCTGAATATAACTCCGTGCTGGAATGCGTCGAGCATTGTAAAATGTACAAGACGTTAATGCGGTATTTTGACCTTCGGGAGATTTTGCGGTTTATTGGACTGGTTACGAAACCTATCAAACAAGCCGACGACAGCGGCGACAGCGACAGCGACAGCGACAGCGACGACGACAGCGACGACGACAGCGACAGCGACAGAGACAGCGACAGCGACCCGGCCGACCCCACGGCCGAGAAGAAGAAGAAGAAGAAAAAGGCCGACATCGTTGATCCAGACACTGATGATAACCTGAATCTCGTAATCACATCCAGCCGTTATTTACCCGAGAACATGTTCAGCGATATTAGCGATATTACGATGACGAGTATTAAGGAATATTATCTGACTCTACTTGAAAATATTCGCCCGAAATATTGGACGCGTATCTACGAGACACTCGCCGGTGTCCGCAAACCCAAATTCGCGTCGGTTGTCAATTTATCCACAAGTGATGCGCATACACTCACGGACGGTCCTACCATTTATTTGACCGAGTGTGTAGATAAAGTAGCCGCATTTATGGTTCAAATCGCAAAAATTCCCACGATTGTCATGGACGATATTATGGACACAATTGATTTCAATACGCGTATTCTGGAAGAAATCTCGAAAACCGAAAAAATGATCAAAGACCTCGAAGGCGAAAGTGGCAGCAGCAGCAGTGGCGGCGGCGGCGGTGCGGGCAGCGCGGATGACGAAAAGAAAACACGTAAATTCACATCGGATACGCGCATTAATCCAGAAACACAGCGTCTTCATATCAAGGTCGAGGATCTGAAGAAGTCGGTGAAATATACGGCACTGAATGACCTCTTCGTTCCGAATCGTTTAGAGCATGTAAAGCGATGGACCATGCGAACGGCGATTTCCAACGAATTCACGTCCTTCGTTGAAGATGATATTGTCGCGCAAATCATGCTCTTGAGTGTCGAGTCACACTGGAAGCTCTTACTCCTCATGGGAATCGGTGCTATCACAAACTCTACCGACCAGAAATATACGGATATTATGAAGACACTCGCAAAGCACCAGAAGCTGTATTTGATTATTACAGCATCTGACTATATCTACGGAACGAATTATCAGTTCTGCCATGGGTATATCGGCAAAGACTTGGAGGGGATGTCGCAAGAGAAGGCAATCCAATCCATGGGGCGTATCGGGCGCGGCGCTATCCAGCAGGACTATACGATTCGTGTTCGCCACGATGCGATTCTGCGCCATATCTTCACAGCACTACCGAGCGCGGATAAGCCGGAGGTGTGTGCGATGAACCGGTTGTTTGTCACGGATGCCGCGGCTGATGCGTCATAGACGCCGACGGAAGGTGTGGATGCCTACCGACGGACGGTGTAACCTAATAAAACATATTTTTACGTTGTTTTTTTTTCAATTATAATATTTCTATATCATAAAACGTTCATGTCGGCCTCCGCATCCGCCTCCGGCGCCCCCCGCCCCCCTCGTCGCACCGCCCTCCTCATCGGCATCAACTACAATAACAACCCCGATGCCACCCTAAACGGGTGCTATAATGACATCGTTAATGTCGGCCAATATTTACGCACCGTTTTAGGTTACGCGCCTTCCGCGATTACATTACTCACCGATGGCAATCGCGGCGACGCTGGTGCCGGAACTGCGTCGGCTCTCGCCCCCACCCGCCAAAATATTATCGCCGGAATGGCCGCGCTCGTCGCAGATATGGTCGCCGGCGATGAAGCCGTCTTCCACTTTTCAGGCCACGGGTCGCTCGTGCGCGATACAAACGGCGATGAACTCACTGGACTCGACTCATGTCTTTGCCCACTTGATTACAACGCACCCGCATCCGCCGGAGGTGGCATCATTACCGACGATGAACTCCGCACACTCCTTGTGAATCGCGTACCCCGCGGCGCGCGCCTTTACGCCATCCTTGATTGCTGCCATAACGGCACGGGGTGCGATGTCCGCTTTAAATACGAAGATTTCAGTTTGCTTCTTAGACCACCATCGGCCGGACGCGCAGCGGCTTGGCTCACCCGACAGAAGGCATTCGCCAATGGGAAATACACCGAGACCGCCGGTGAAGTCTTCATGATTAGCGGAAGCCGTGACGAACAAACATCCGCCGACGCGTATATCAACAACGCGTTTGCCGGCGCACTCACATACGCTGTATTCGCCATTCTCCGCGCCAACCAAGCCACCATCCGCACCTATTCATGGAGCTCACTCCTCCGCGATGTCCGCCATTTTATGCGCGCCAATCGTTATTCTCAGATCCCACAGGTGATGACCGGACAATTAATTTCTCCGGCGCGGCCGGTTTTCGCGGTGGCGGCGGCGGGGGCGGCAGGGGTCACGCGCGGTGCCGATTTAGAAGGGAATATCGGTTCTAATTCGATGACTTCAAGTTCTAGAAGTATAACGGCCCCAACGACGTTTCATTTTACACCAAATTCCGGTTCAAAAAGGAAATCGAAGGCCCCGATTCAATTCATTCACTAATTGCGATTTTTGGATGATACGACGCCGATGCGATATATTGTAAAAAAATTGAAATCCTTTTCTTACAATATCCTACATACAGCGATTAAGCAAACAACAACAACAACCGATACAGCAGAATGACCGTGAATCCGAATTTGGCTGCGCTTATGCGCGTGATTGAAGACAACCAAGACAAAATGCCGGAAGGTGAGTATCTGGAAGCGATGAATGCGTTGGGCGCACTCCACCGTGAAATACCTGCGCCAGTGGCGGCGGCGGCGGCGGCGATGCCTATTCCATTGGGTCCTCCTCCATCATACGCGGCGTCGGCTCCGCTGTTTCAACCCAATCCGTTTCTTCTTGGAATGGAACGTATTGAATATGCCGCGTGGAGTCGCGTGAAAACCGACCACCCCGAACACTTCGGCATTTCAGCCGAAGATTGGATGGAGATTTCCCCTCCCGAACGAAACCGTATCCTCCGTCAAGCAACCGAGATGACTGCGAATCGGTTCGAACTTCAATGCCGAAACCCCGAACCCGAGGTCTGCCCTTTCATCGCAAGACACGCGGTGGGTCCTTGGAGAATGGCCAGCTCGTGGGAATGTGTATGCGGATACAAAGGATTGTGTCGAAACTGGCAAAAACATGAACACAGCGAACGTCACGAGGATTGGGCCAAACATCGCACGGTGAGTCGCAGGAGAATTGAAAACATGAAAAGACAGATTCTGCGTGACGAAGCTGGCGAGTTGGTTCGATACAAACCGTTGTCGCTGGTCGAACGAGGCGGAATCAGGTGCTTTCTTGTGAGACAAGAGAAGAACGAATGGACGCACCCCGAGTTCTATGCGGAGATTCATCGGAGCGCCGACCCCAACGGAAAATGGTTCGTCCATCACAGACAACACTGTGCGAGGGAGTATATAGAGTAAGCATGTGTGTAGCGAGTAATGTGTGTGCGTGATGTGTGTGTGTATGTTCTAACACTTTTTATTTGATATATATATTATGACCGATCAAGATTGGTTTCACTCGGAAGATCTAGCATCGTCATCTACGCGTTATGAATCAACTGTCGAAGTAGATGATGTATATGGTTACGTATTGCCTCACGCCGGAACCAAATATACCAGTGATATTATTCAACACACATTTCGATTCCGTCCGAAAAATGTAGAAGTTATTAAGCGCGTATATATTTATTATTACCCCGCAAATGAAAAACCTGATGTTATATTGCGTCGCGGTGATACGACCGCCAACAACGACTACGATATTATACGGTCGGCTCTTTCTGATACGGCGTCTGCTTGTCATCACGAGCTATATGTTCCATTCCGAACAATACTTCATTATTTTCGCCAGTGGAATGTGAATACTACTGGCATTACATTTATACCGGTGAATATTCGTCGTGATGTTTTTACAGGGCGAAAGGGTGGAGGAGGTAGAACACGCACATTTCGACAAACCAACCCAAGAATACCGCAGCGGTCGGTGAAGTATCGCGCCGCTTTTGCCAGAAACAGCAACTTTTTTATTATATCGGCAGATTTCTCTCATCACAAGCCGTTTCAATATGCGATTCCCGCGGAAAATAAGGCAGCACACGCAATTGTAACTGGCTCGCTGAACTCACGCAATGGCAGCAGCACCAGCCATGATGCGTCGTATCTCAATGAAATTGATGATACCCGCACATTTCGAGCGTTTATGCGCCGACATCCAAATCTCTCGTTTCAGTGGATTGGAAGAACACGCAGCCCGGGTGAATCCGCGGTAGGTTACTTGTCGTTTTTGATACGCTCCGTATTTCAACCCAGTAAAAGCGAAACACCGATTGACGGAATATTCGTCACGTGTTATGACGCGGGAATGAATGCGAGAGAATGTTTAGGGGAATGGTTATCGGGGGATGATCGAAGCGCCACCGGCAGCGATATAGCATGGAGTCGCGGTTTCGAAGATGAATTTATACGTAAGGTAAAGAGCAAAGCGCAAACCGAAAGTCGTCTTACCGGCGGTAAAGGGACAAACATACCCATAACCCGGTGTGTCGTGACGTATTTATTCAAAGACCACGACCGGAATCTATCGACTAACCATTCATTTATTCGCGGTTGGCATAGTATTCAAACCAACGCAATTTATTTGCCGGATGTTTTGCTGGAACACGCAAAGGAAGATGGCTCGTGGATAACTCCGAGAGATACAGAATGGAATATAGCTAGAGCTACAAATAATAGTAGTAATCATCCTTTCCAATTGTCAGAAACATTACAAAAACTGGATGAGAAAGCAGGAGGACATGGACGCGATACAAAGACTGCCATAACATTATATACAACACGGATTCGTGTAAAAAAATGTTAGAACACACGCTACGCTTACCTTCATTTCGTTTGATGCTCGATATATTTCATTATGATATCGCGCATTGTCTTGGCACAATCACGTTCAAACTTGGTTCTTGCGGATTCAGGCAGACGCTGGATAATCGATCCAAGTTCGCTACCAGCAGCAGGCATCGGCGTCGTCGGCGTCGTCGTCACTGCCTGTAATAGCTGTGCTGCCGCAGTCGCCTCTTCATAGGAAGGTGGCGGCGAATTCATGATGAAGAATGTGCTACAGTTGGGTTGGGGTGTTTCATCCCACATGACGGACCGCATCCATTCGTAGTGATCCTGAACTTTGTTTTCGTATTCCGTGCGCGGACGAGCGCGAAACCAGTCATCTGATTCATCAAGAACTATAATGATACGGAAGTCGTTGGTGTAATGCGCGTGGTCGCCGGTCATTTCAATCCAAATGCGCGAGGATTTGACGCATTTCTCCTCATATTCTTCGTGCCTCTTCTGGAGCGCGGGGGGAATCGGTTTCTGCCAAACTGAAATGCGGTCGTCCGCTAGCTCACTCATGTGAAACCAGTCGATATCGAGTGGATTGCGGTATGATGAGATTTCGCGCGGGTCGGTTTTTAGCCAGTGTTGGCTTTTACAGTATTTCGGCGTGTGTCCGATTTCACCGCATCTGGCGCATTGCTGTTGGAGCAGGAGGGGGCATGTTATTTTTGAACCAAACTCTGGCCCGCTTTTCGTGTAATGCGTCTTACATACAGCGAGTGACCGTTTGCGTTGCTGACAAAACTTACAGAATGGTCGTCGCATTTTTGTTGATTTTGTTTGGGTTCGGCGCGTTACAGTTCGCGCCATGTCGGCCTTTTCTTCGTCTGCTGCTTTCTGGGCTTCTGTTTCGTCATTCCAGACATTCTTGAACCGAATTGGGCATCCAAACTCCCAATTCGTGACTATTGTCTTCAAATCGGCGTGGGGTATTCTTTCCAAACGGTATGGCGGGAGGCGTGCCATATCCAAGCGGCGGTATTTGGGTTCGGAAAATGGGGGAGGGCTGGGAGTCGCAGTCGCAGGTGTAGTGGTCATTTCTCTTTGTTCGGTATCTGCTAATCCACAATATTCAAAAAAAACATTTCAATTTTTTGGCCAACACATCTGGCCTTGTCATGATTGTATTTACCACCCAAATACAGTATCGTCGTATTGGTCGTCGTCGTCGTCTTTGGCGTGAATCGATTTATTTGGCTTTCCGTTTTCCCAGACACCTTCAAATATGATGATTTCGCCCCCATCACCGGATTTTTGAACATGAACTCCGTATCCGTGAAGCTTGTCATTCACCCACGTTCCGGCATATTCGTGCCATTTGGCGAGATGGGCGCATTCGACGGCGTCGTCACTTGTATATTCTTTCAACGGGGCGCCATAAACGAATGCCGCAGTGCGCAGAGTTCCGGTTCCGTGGCGTAGATGGCTCATTGTCGTGAGAATACGTTCCTCTGTGGTGATTGGTCGCATATACCCCATATACACGGCGCCGTCGGAATAACTGTATATTTGTTCTTTGAGTTTGGGTTTGGGGTTGGCTTGTCCTTCATCGAAAAACTGCTGGAGCCATTCGTCGGTTATTTCTGAATGATTGCCGCTGATGTCTTTTTCCATTGCCATTGTCGTCGTTGTTCTCGTTGAAGATAAAATACAAAAAACATTTCAATTTAATGGAATGGAATGGAATCGAATGGAATGGAATCGAATGGAATGGAATGGAATGGAATCGAATCGAATCGAATGAAATGGAATAAAAAGTGTTAGTTCATACACACACGCGCGCGCGGTTTCTTACCTGATATTTTACTCGCCGCATTCAAATGGCATCTGGCTCTGGTCGTCGCACATCGCGATGAAATCGTGTTCTTTCTCGGTTGTCAAGTTGGCCATGATTTCCTTTTCGAAGAACTGGCGAGTCATTTGTGCGGGGTCGCAGACGAAGGGCTCGCTGGCGTCTTCATCGCCCCAGTTGGCTGCGTGATGAAGTTCAACCTTGCGAACATCGATGGCGGCGGCGGCGGGGGCGGCGGCGGTATCATCAGCGACGACGGCGTGTTTTGACGCGCAGAGCGCATTCGTTTCAAGGTTCAATCGATGACGAGGACCGTGAGGATGAGCGTAAGGCGCCTTACGGGTTTTGTATTCCACCACCCGGTCGTCGTTTGATGACGGCGCAGGTTTCAACGCGGCTTGAAGCCACGGTTTGGAACGACGCTCTTGTTGGCGATAATACGAATCATCACGTTCGCGAACCTCACGTTCATGGCGTTCGGTGTCTTCGTGGAGACGGTTGTAGGAAATGTCACGGCGGTCGTCGTCACGACGGGGCTCACGTTCGATGTAGCGGACCTCGCGGCGGTCGTCGTCACGATGGGGCTCGCGCTCGATGTAGCGGACCTCGCGGCGGTCGTCGTCACGATGGGGCTCGCGCTCGATGTAGCGGACCTCGCGGCGGTCATCACGACGAGCACGATACTGAGAGCAGTAGGACGAGGTGTGACCGGTTTTGCCGCAGATACGGCAGGCTTGATTCAGGAGCGTCGGGCAGACGACTTTACCATCGGGTCCGGGCTGGTCTTTCACGTAGTGGCTTGTGTATTCCGTTCTGGAACAACCCGCGTCGTGGCAGACTTTGCAGTAGGGTCCTGTGGCGGTGTTATTGGTCTTGGTGGTAGCGGTGGTCTTGGCGGCGGCGGAGGCGGTGTTGTTGTAAGTTCTGGACGACATTTCGATTCGGTGTGTGTTTGTTCTGATATTCAGCTGTTGTAGGTCTGGTTTGAGAAAAAACATTTCAATTTTTTCTCAAATGATAAGAATGCGCATGATCATCGTATTTCTATTCTAAATGTCCAGACAACATTAACCATTCTGAAAATGACCTCGTAAATTCTTCCAAGTCTTTATCGGTTAAGTCGCTTCGTTTTCCTCTCGGAGCCTTCGGTGTAATGGGGTGTTCGTCTTCTATATTCGCAGATATAGAAGACGTATGCGGTTGTCGAATGAACATATTATTATATACTATACTACGAATAAATGTTTATATACTTACTATATCTACACCGTATTTACTCTGTAGTTTCTCTCGTAATGTCGCAATTGCGGTAGAAATAGTCGCATCCGCATCTTTGATAGAATGGACCGAAAATGTATGACTAGATGTCCATCGAAAACCGTGTTGATTATCTTTACGGTCATATATGATCGTGAGCGCCGTCGTCGCTTTTCCAACACGCAACATCATATATCTCGGGATTTGTTTCGACCATCTCTCGACAACTCTTGTTATATCTTCTTCTTCTTCTTCTTCTTGATGTGTATCGGCTGCCGCAAGACCCGTATCCTTTTCCGACTGTGATTCTAAATCGGCGACAACCTGATTCGCGTGATTCAACTTTTCGAATAGAGTGATTTTCACGGATTTTGAACTGACCCACGGTTTGGACAATTTCGGATGCGACTCTACCTTGAAATATTCTCTCGGTTGCTGTTTTCCGCTTTTCAGATAGGTCATCTCACGATAATATACGACAAATTTCTTCATCATATTATGCGTAATGCCCGGTGGCAATGATTGCGCGGTGTGCTTTCTCTCGCGCTTGTCGTTTCTTACCAATACAATACTGTCGGTCGCGTCGGTCGCATCGGTCATTTTGTATATCCGCGGTATAAAACATATAAAACTGAAACGCTCCTAAATATCAAGGCTCGACGAGATGAACGCAATCCAACAAGCAAAACGCGCCCTGTCGTCGCAATTGATATTCAAATGCTCGTCCATCGGGTTCGCGCTAAACAGCACATTATGTTACACCAACCGCGTAAATGTAGGAATTCATGATTACGCGGAATACGCCGCACAGTTGCGTGATGGAGATTCGATATTTATATCAACGAGAGAATCCGAGGTGCCGATTCATACCCTCGTCGCGATTCTGCGAGCACGTAATGTTGGCGTCGTGTTTTATATTCTGGAAGAACCGCTGGTTGCGTGGGAGTTTGTCGAGAGATTATTGCCGGTAAGTATTCGAATATTCATCCAGAATAACGCCTATGACCACCCCAAGGTGGGTATCATGCCAATTGGAATTCGTGATTGCGGGTCTATCGTGGCGATGCATCGCCGATTCGACCACAAATGCCTCCTTGAAAAAGGGAGTTCGCTTCGCACGGGGTTGGGCGCAAATGTTCGACCGATTAAATGCTTATTGTGTTTTAGTATATGGACACACCCGACGCGTCAGGAGTGCTATAACCTGTTGGCGAATACGCACTTCGTGTATAATCTGAATGACGCCAATGATAACGCCGCGTTGCGCGAAGAACGAGAGAAACGGAACACCGCGGAGTTTTTTTATGAGAAAGTCCCGCCGGCGGTCATCTATGATAAAACACTCGAAAGCAGATACGCGCTTTGTCCGCGCGGATGTGGCGTGGATACACACCGGTTCTATGAATGTATTTATCTCGGATGCGTTCCGATTGTTGTTCGGACGCATACCGTGTTTGACCGGCTCTATGCGGCGTTTCCTTGCTTGGTTGTCGAGAGATGGACTGACGTTACAGAGGAACTCCTCGACCGGTATTATCCGGAATGTTTCGCCATGATGCGCGAATTTCACGCGAAATATCCGCGCTTTTTGACGGATCTCGATAGTATTGAAGGGTTGTTACAAGGGCTTTGAGCCCGTGCTTTAAGCCCGTGCTTTAGTATATTCTCAGTAGTATATACTAGTGTAATGCTTCTAACGAAACGCCGTCGCTGGTCGATGAAATACAAGCGCAGTATCAACTGCCGACGGCCGCGTGGATTCTCTCAGCGCCAGCATTGTAAATACGGTCGGCGGCGGCGGCCGACGACGACGACTCGGCTGAAATCCAAATCCGCGAGAGAATAAATTGATATGCTTTTATGGAACGAGTATAAATGTATCGTATCGTATCGTATATTATACAATAGAAATATGAAGTCGTTTATTCGTGGAGTGCTTGAACGTGTGAGTTCTTCCGTCAAATCACATACCGCTCTGGCTGTGGCTGCGGCTGCGCCTCCCGCATTAGGACGCTGGGGCATTCAATACGACAAACAGATTATCGACCGCAAAATCATCCAAGCAAATGAAGACCACTGTGGGTGCTGTGTCGTAAGCGATGGAATGAAGAAGACCGAACCCGAACCCGAAACCGAAGCGGTGAAGAAAAGTAGCAGCAGCGTTGTGCGGTATGAAAAAAGAGAGGAGTATTTATTGCCGTATATAATGTAATAAACTGAAATATAATATAACCAATACGTATATTGTATTTTTTATGATGATAAAAAAAACCAACTGGACCAATGTGTTTCAGCTATTACCATCATTACTAGCGGGCATGCTTCTTATTGTAGTTATGGTCATTCAAATCAACAGCCCAAGTGCGACGATTCCGCATCTTGGCATTTCGACGGTTTATGTCGAGTATTTGCTTTCATTTATAGCAAGTTTCGTGCTGTTTTGGTTCATGCTCCAACCATTTGTTTCTCTCCTTATTCGGGGCGACTGGTCGAATATTGTTCCGAGTGGTTATTTATTTTTGTTAGGTTACGCCGTTATGGCGATAATACTCAGCCCATTTGGGTTGTTAAGTGTGCGGTTCTTTATACAAGACGCAACTTATTTGAAATATATTTCGATGACTACAATCCTAAGCACCATAGCGGTATTGTATTTTACGTTTAGAGCGGCGTTGGGATAACCGACGCGGCGGGAATCGGCGGTAATAATGCGGCATGATGTTTAGAATAATAAACCCATCAGGTATTCAATTATGGTTATTTTTATTCACATTGTAATGTAATATAATATAATATAATATTACAATGGGACTCCAATTGTTTGACCAATATACATACCTTCATTTTGCTGTAGGTATAATAGCATATTTTTGGAATATTTCTCTCGTATATTGGTTCGTTTTACATAGTATTTTTGAATTTGTAGAAAATACCCAAATGGGTGTAAATATTATAAATAAATATTTCGGGTTTTGGCCTGGAGGCAAACCAAAACCCGATTCTATTATGAATATGGTCGGAGATACGACGGGTGCTGTATTCGGATGGTTATCTGCTTACTATTTGGATACATTGGGGCATAAGTATAATTGGTATGAACCAGATATCAAATAATATATATAATATACATCGTGAGTATATATTCGGGAATAAAGGTAGAATGAAGAAGTGTATTGCTGTCGTGGCCTTTGCGGTTATTTTCTTGGCGGCGGTGTTTTTATTTATCCGGAATTACCCGAGTGACCGGTGGTTTTCGGTTGTGTTTATCGTGGCGGGCGGGGTGTTGGCGTGGTGTGCGGGGGGAGCGGAGGCGGAGGCGGGGGCTGCGGGGGCGGTGGCGGGGGCTCAGGCGGTGGCGGATGAAGACATAGAGCCAACTGAAACAGCCCCAGTGGATACGACTACAAAATGATTAATTTTATATTCTCTCGATACTACATAACCCAATCCATCATGAACATGAATCTCAGTTTCAACCTCACAAAATACGCTGGCGTTATGGTGTTTTACGCCGTGCTGACGTATCTCCTCTTCCCCGCGATTGCCTATTTCTTATTCGGAAAGACATTAGAGGCGGCCGGCAATGGTTTCATCGTCGGAAGCGTCGTCTCGGTGGTTCTCTGGAAGGTGTTTGGGTATGGGTTGGTGAAGGGGGCGTAAGCGAGCGTGACTCGGAATCACAAATGATGCTTAATAATATACGCGCTTAATAACCCGGTCATCGACGAAAAAAACAGAACGGTTGTAAATATTTCAAAAAATTCATTTTTATCTGGAATGTGAATTTTTATTTGGTCGCTAACTTTTATATATTCATGCGTTTTGTGTTTGCCATTCTTTCCAATATTGAAATGGATAAGCGCCTCCATGAAAAAGATAATGAATGTGATGAAGGTAATTACAATAAAGATGACTTTCATTTTTACTATATATAACGCTGAGATTATCATCCCACCCACTAGATTATTATTAGTAGTTGTCAAATATGAAATCCGGGTCGCCTGTTATCCTGCGGAGTGCTTCGGTAATGTAGGCGCGTTCAACGGCGTCGGCTTCATAATAGTTCCAATATACGTCTTGCAGGCGGAGGTCAATGTAGTGCGCATTATTGGCAATCTGGGTGTTCGTGAAGTGGCTTATCGTGCAGTAGTGAGACGATGGTGGATACTCATTTTTTACAAACACGCCTTTGCTATTGAGGTGGGCAAATTCTGGCCGTTTTTCTCGGATGAGGTACATTTTGCCGGGTTGAAGGTCGATTGGGAGAACGAGTCGTAGTGGTCGCATTGTTCGTCGTGCGTTTGTTTGGTTGTTTGTTTGTTTGATGTGATGTGATGTGATTGATTCAATTTTATCAATTCAATTTTTTGAATTGGTTTGATGGTTTTAATCCATCGCCCCCGCTCCGTATTTTGCCTCTACTTTCTCTTTCATCTTCGCAATTTCATCTTCGATTGTATAATTTTCAGGCAACACCATGCGCAATCCTTCGCGAACACCGGTGTCGGGTCGTCTTCGCTCATATACCAAGTGAGGTTTTTCGCGCACAACAACAAGCGATAAATACTTCGGGAGCACCGACGCGGGCGCAGTATCCTCCGGGAAGATGCCTTTTTCCAAATCGCTTACAACCTTATTCGCGGCTTTTAATTTATCTAGAAGCGATACTTTTTCGGATTTGCTCGTCATCCACGGTTTTTCAAGTTTGGGATGTTTCTCAACCTTGAAGAATTCTCTCGACCGTGTGTGTTCTTTATCTAACCACTCGTGGTAGTATACGACGTACTTCTTCATCATGTCTTGGGTGATGCCTGCGGGAAGAGCGCGCGCACTGTGTTTTCTATTGCGCTTGGTTCCATCATCCGCCGTGCCTTTGCTGTTCTTTTGTTGTTCTTGCATCGTCGCAACACGTAAATTGTCGCATCGGTTATTCATGGGATTTCGGTCAAGGTGATCGACGCTTACGATGCTCGTGCCTTTTCCATTTCCCCACGTATCCATAATCACTTGATGGATGAAGACGTTGTTGTGGCACGAGATATACCCGTTCGTGGTTTTATACCACGTGAGCTTCTCGCCTTTGTTGTGGGTTGCCTCGTATTCCAGTATTTTTTGGTAGCTCGTGGGGCACAATTCACAGTATTCGTTTGGTTCACAATACATAATAACCGATGTGACCTCGCCGGTTTGGGGGTTTGTGATTTCCCAGAGAGGATTTTTCATTTGGTTGGCGGTTCGTCCGAGAGATTTCGTATGGCCGGGTTTGAAGGTTACGGAGACGGAGTCGGCGGGGTCGGTGGAGCCGTATTTTTGGGTGATATAGTCGTGTTGTGATTGGAATTGGAGCATGGCGGGGTGTGTGGAGGTATGTGATACATTAAAATGGAATAAACAATTTCAATTTTTTGATTGGGGTAAAATTGAAATTAAATTAGGTGGGGTGGATTTATAAGTAGGGTGAAATGCCGAAGAAGTGTGCTTTTGTGGATGAGGAGGGGGTGAGGTGTCAAGAACCGTCAAGATATAAATTTAAGTCTGATGACATAAACCAGCGATGTAATTCCCATAAACTAATAGGGATGGTTAGAAATAGTAAATATGATTTATGTAATTACGAATATTGTGAAACCATAGCAAATTTTAATATACCAGGTTCTACCAACGGTAGGTATTGCTTTGCTCACAAATCTTTTGATATGATTGATATAAACCAAAAAAGATGTACTCACGACGGATGTAATAAAAGAGCATTATTTAACAAAAAAGAAGAACCAGCCATGTTCTGTTCTGTTCATCGGACAGAACTCATGATAGATGTAACTAGTAAAAAATGTAAAGAAACTGACTGTATTAAACAACCCTGTTACAACTTTTCAGATAAAACAAAACCTGTATACTGCATCGACCATAAGATAATCGGTATGATTGATTTGAAGAATCCTAGGTGTATTCACATTGATGTAAATAATATCAGATGCAACATACGTCCTTATTATAATAATGATGGAGAGACGAAACCTCTGTTATGTTTGAAACATAAAACAGATACGATGATTAATATTGTTAGCAAGAGATGTCACGGTGAATTATGTAATACACTTGTTAGAAATAAATACGAAGGATATTGTCTTCGTTGTTTCATCCACGCTCATCCAGACAAACCCGTCTCTCGTAACTACAAAACCAAAGAACGTTGCGTGGTTGAATACATCTCATCACATTTCCCGGATTTTAGTTGGGTTGCGGATAAAACAATAACGGACGGGTGTTCGCGTCGCAGACCTGACATCATGCTTGATTTGGGGTATCAAATCATTATTGTGGAAGTGGATGAAAATCAACATATTAACTATGACTGCTCCTGTGAAAATAAACGAATTATGGAATTGTCACAGGATGTTGACCATAAACCAATTGTATTCATTCGGTTTAACCCCGACGAGCATACCGATGAGAATGGTGAGGATATTACTTCGTGCTGGGGTGTGAATAAACTTGGATTGTGTGTAGTCAAGAAATCAAAAGAAAAAGAATGGGAATCGCGCTTGGAGAGGTTGCGCGAACAAGTTGAATATTGGACGAACCCCGAAAACGCTACGGAGAAGACGGTTGAAATCGTGGAATTATTTTATGATTGTGACTGAACGTCGCGGAATATCATATGGAATTAATACAAAATGATTAATTTTTTATATTTATCTCGCGATAAACATAAATAGAATTGTAACTATATAGCGGTACTAATTGCTGTACGCACAGATTATCCCATAAGTTTCCCTACAGGCTGGACTATGTCTTAGATTTTCTCCGGTCGCTTAAACCTTCACTGAAAACCCACCTCCGTTGAGTCTCTGGTGGTCATTCATGGACTAGCATAACGTCTTTAGAATGATACCCTGCAAGTTGCCCAATCATTATCATTTTCACCATACCCAAGTTTTTTTTCTTGGCCACTCATTCCTTTCGGATATCAGCTTGGTAGATAATGCTCTAAGGGGTTTCTTGAACAATAGAAGAGGTGTCGCAACTCTGACTTATCGTCGTCAGAATCACTAACAGCTGGTCTGGTTATATCATCAACAAAGATGATACTGAGGACGCAATTGTTTTTCCGTAGCTAGAGCTCAATTGGCTACGGCAAGCTGTTTTTCTGCCCTGGGTAATAGCAACTAGTAATAACATCCATATTACTGTAACTATATAGTTAAGGCCTCCCATGCCAGACATCACACGAAGAACGTTGTAATTCACGGCATACACGCGAACCTTGGCAGTGTTAGTTCCCTCAACGGTGGCGTTGGAAAGAACAAGCTGAAGGGTAGCGTTATCAATACGAGAAAAGTTGCAAGAGCCGGAAGGCTGGTGCTCCTCGGGCCTCAGAGCGAAGGAATACAGGTTGATTCCGGTGTCGGGGGCGCGAGTGTGGTGCTGCCAAGGCTGAACGAGGTCGAAGTAGGTTCCTTCGCGCTCAGAGAAGCGA